TCAGCAGCCATAGACCCCAAGACCAATCGCCCCCACATAGGCGACCCTGGGGTCTTGGCCAACCAGTGGGTTGATGTGGTGGTTGATGGGCAGATGATGCCTCAACCAGCCAGGTATGGCTTCAAAGCCTGGATGAACCTGGACAGGGGGACAGTGGACGCTGAGGCGAGCAGGAAGTTCATGGGGCCCTTTCTGGCAGGGTGTGTGGTCGACGCCCTTGATCCCATATGGACTGGTCGTTTTGTCATCCCGCCCCATTGGGGTCGACACCAGCCCAGCGATGCAGCACTGAGGGGAGGAGCCGACGACAACCCCTTCAGACAGTTTGGCCCAACAGGGTTCCAGACTGGCCTGGCTCGTGCTCGGCTCGCTGAATACCACCGGGTGTTCAGAACCTTTAAGTTCCGGTTCATCGTCCGTGACCCGGGATTTGACTGGACCAGTGACAAGAACTGGCCAGTGTGGTTCGTGGACGCACTTGATCAGCTAGGGGTGCGGGCTGTCTGCAACAAGAATGCAGCCTCCCCGCCGGTTCGATTTAAGGTGGTTACAGCATACCGACCGTGTGTTTCGACCTCACAGTTTGTCCGCCACAACCTCGAAGTGAAGGTGGACAAAAAGAAGGGCCGGTCAGAGGTGGTTGACACCGAGACGGTCAAAACAGTTGAGGCCGTCTTTTCACACGTGGGCCAGTACTACAGACACACTTACAATCCAGTTACAGGGGCCGATCAAGAGCCCCTAGAGTCTTACATTAGGCTGCCCCACATCAACGGTCGTTTCGTAGTCCCACCCACTAGCCAAGCCAAGGCCAGTGGGGCGAAGTACACCAGGCACTACTTGTACAGGCACTCCTACTCCCTTCCCAAGGGGGACTGTGCTGGCGAGTCAGTGGCCGAGTTCTCGGACTACACGCCATGGACGTGGCGGGCCCACTCCAGACTCCGGTCAGTTGCAGACCGAGTGGTTGGCAAGTGGGCCAAGGCGGGGGAAGATTTTCAGTACTTTGGTGTGGCTTGGATGGACGTCCGAGCCCTGCCCGTACTCCATGGTCCCAAGTCACTGGTTGACTTTGGAGACCTTGTGTCCCCCATGCAACCTATGTTCCCGGTGCCCATGGGCATTTTACTTTCGGCTCAGGCCGTTGTGCAAACCTCAGTCCCAGCTGAGGGGATGCAGCAGACAGTCGCCCAAAGGGTCATCCAGGACATGAAGAAGGAGAAGATGGAGCCCAGTGCGGGGGATATTGCCCTGATCTGTCGTTCTATCTATGAGCTGTGTCTACGTTCCAGGTTGGACACAGACAAGGCCGAGTTGGAACAACTTCGGCACGACAAGTTAGCGGGGGTGAACCAGAAGTCAATCGATGCGGAGCTCAAACTACTCCGCACCGATCTTGGACGTTGTTAGGGGCGCCAAGTTCACGCTGAGAGATCTGCAGTCCAGGTGGCAGCTGCACTCTCTCACGTGACTGGCTCCCAGGCTCTGAGGGTCCGAGCGGCCCTCTTGGCACTTGACTCTGGATCATCTTACTGTTACCCGCCCTATGTCGACCCTTTGCCAGCTTGCTGGTTCAAGGGTAAGGTGTTCGAGCCTCTACCAGACCTTTACGGACCACCTGTGGACTCCGAATACTTGTTTGTCGATCCAACGCCTTGCGTTGATTGCCACTCAACATGGGGGTCTCACCTTGGCTTGTGTTTCTTGTGTGCACGAGAAGCGAAGCTTATAGGGTTGCAACCAGGTGCCTTTGTATGTTCTGGTCTGGCCAGGCGGAAGCGTGTAGAGCGTTTGATAGGTGGTCGCATCTATGGGTACTTGTTTCCCCGGTACCCAGTGCAGGTCACAGCTCGCACGCTGGGGGCCGGACAACGCGCTGCCGCTGGTAGGCAGTGTGCGAGGACACCCGAACCTGACCCTTTCTTGTGGGAGTCATTGCGCAAGTTCGCGAATGTCAAGCGAGGCTTGAGGAGCCCCTTGTGGGGCACACTGCCACGCTACCACAAGTTTACTGATGGGCAGGCATCGGACGGAACCAACCTCACGTTTGAGAAGTGGAATGCTCACTTCCCGGCATCCAGGAGGAAGCAGCACCTGCAAAGCTACCTCAGTGAGTCTAACTACGGTATGACCCCTGAGTTAGCCAAGAAGTGGTGCAAGATTGATCTTATGCCAAAGGTGGAGAAGCTGATTTACAAGTACCAGGAGTACGACCCACGGGCCATCAGTGTTTTCCAGCCTCGGGTAACCGCATACACGGGCCCCTCAGTCACAGCATTTCAAAACTGGTTGCATGGTCAGTGGGATGGCGAGAAGTGTCCGATACTCTTCGCAGCTGGCTGTTCAACCACCAAACTTGATGAGTTCTTCGAGAGGAACTACAGGCTGGGGCGCAAGTGTTTCATGGCAGATCAGAGCAACTACGATTCCACTGTCTCTCATGAGGCCCAGGCTTTCGCTGACTCAATTTATGAGGAGATCGGCTTTGAAGAAGAGCCGTACTTCAAAATGCTGCGGAATGCCCAGGGAGGGTTTTTGGACGGCACAGGGCCGCTAGGGACGCGTTTTCGAGCACCCCCATCTGAGAAGTCGGGGGCTGCTGACACGTGTGCGGTCAACTCACCAGTCGATACAATAGTCCACCTGTTCTGTATAGCTTATGCCAATGACATTACGGATGAACAGGGAGAACTGTCGATGCAGAGGACCTTGGACAAGGTCTCGATGATGGTGATGGGAGACGACAGCCTCGGGTTTGTCGACGGTGACATCGACCTCAAAGGGGTACCACAACTCATGTACCGTCTCGGGTTCATACCAAAGTTTTTCGAATGTGACCCGGAGGACGCAGTTTTTCTCAACATGATACCTTACCCTGTGGGTGATGGCCACCGTTTTGCTCCCAAGCTCGGACGCCTGATGTCACGGCTAGGCGTTTGTGTCGCCGAGCAGTTGGACCCGATAGCTTACTCTTGCGCTGTCGGAAAGGGGTTTGTGGCCACCTGCGCGCACGTCCCAGTGTTGCGTAGTTTTGTTTCCCGGCTGGCACGGCTAGGCGCCAGAGATGCTCGGGGAGTGTGTCACAACCGCGGTCTTGAAAAGTCAGAAGGGTTTCGGCGCCGTCACATGGGTTTCTTCCAGTCCACGAACGAACCCGAGGAGGCGGTTTCACCCACTGCTAGGACTTTCCAGTTCATGCAGAAACGATATGGGTGGTCGCGCGCCGATATAGCAGAGATGGAGGCCACAATAGACCGCTGGCCTGATCCTCCTGCTTTCGTGGGGCACCAAAAACTCGAGGAGGCAATCCTCCTTGACTGCCTAGGGTAAGACCATGGGTCACCAATCTCTCGGGCGTTAAAACCCAGTCCATACTGGGTGAGAGATTCCAAA